TGCGATAGAGCGCCATGTGAATAGAAGCGCCAGGTCGAGTCGGCTCTTTTCTCCTTCAGAAAACGAGTTGTAGCTGAACTCATCTCTAAACCTACTCTTGATAACCTCATTGAATTTCTCATCTAGTTCGAAGTTTACGAAGAAGTCCATGGCAGCAAGATATTTGTTGACCAGCTTGTTGATCACAGGAATATATTGCTTGACGATCTTAGTCTTGATGCCGCCGTCACGGAGCATGGCGTAGGCCAGCTCGTAGGTCGAACGCTGCTTCAGCAGGGATTCACGGCGAGCACTAAGTTCAGCAGACTCATCATGTAGTTTGATCAGGCCGGCGGCGTCTGCGTCAGTGCCCTTAACCTTGGTTTTTAGCTCTTCGATTTCTTTGCGATACGAGGCAATCGAACGATTGACGGCCTGCATTTTGATTTCCAAAGTATCACACTCTCTACGAGTCTTGACAATCTGGGTTCTGATTACATCGGCTTCTGCGATTTTTGCATCGAGGTCGGCAATGATCGTTCCCATCTCTGTAAGAGCTGCTTCAAGTGCATCGATTTTTTCTGTTCGCTTTGCGACATAGTCTTCTTTGAAGCCAACATCAATTTCTTGCGTGCACGTTGGGCAAGTATCGTTGTCATGGAAGAATGATATATGTTGCTGATGGCTGTTCCTCTTCTGCTCCAGGTCGGTCCTGGTAGCAGCGAACTTATCTCTCTTAGTCTTGATAGCGAGGTAGTCGGTGATCAAGATCTCCTGAGCCGCGATCGTTGAGGATATATCCTGGATCTGCGTCTCTAGTTCTTGGGTCTCATCAATCAAAAGATTGACCTGTTCCAGTCTCGACCTAATAATGTCGTCATGGTTCTGACGGATATTGGCCAAGTTTTCCTTGTACATCTTGACCTTTTCATCGATCAGTTTGACGTCGTAGGAGTTTGCGGTAATGTCTGTCTTGTTTTGTGAGATGCGTTCCTTCAAAAGGATCGACATCTTAGAGAAAATCTGAATGTCGAGAAGATCTTCAATGATTTCACGGCGGTGATGGGCCGGAAGCTGCATGAACGGAGTAAAGTTGGCAGTGCCAAGAACCACGACCTGACAGAAAGACTTGTGGTTCAACTTCAAGATGTTCTTTTCCAAGATCTCCTGGTATTCACGAACATCTGAGGTTTGGTTTAGAAGCTTACCATCAGCGAAGATTTCAAAGATGGCAGGCTTGACACCACGACGGGTCAGGTATCGTTTGGTTCCAATAGAGAACTCGACTTCAACCAATAACCCTTTACCGGTAATCGAGTTGACCAGCTGCGGCTTGTTGATGTTACGGTACGGTTTCCCGTAGAGTGCAAAAACGATTGCCTCAATGAACGTTGATTTGCCAGACCCGTTCTCACCTAGAATGAGGGTGGATTTGGAACGGTCTAGTTGGATTTCCGTAAAGGCATTGCCAGTAGAAAGCAGGTTCTTCCAACGGACGGTGTGAAAGTTGATAAGCAAGTGCTACTCCAAACTCAGGGCTTCAACGTACAGGGTCGAGATGAGGGACTCAAGTTGGAGTGCTTCTGTCTCTGGAACTTCCATGGCCGCAATGTACGATTTCATAATGGTCAAGGTGTCTTCAGCTTCATCAATGAGTTCTTCATCTGACTCCAAAGACAGGTTCAAATTATCTTCGACTGTCTTAACGTCCAGCACGCCGGTCTTCTCGAGCTTGTCGATAAACATGTCGAACCAATACGGGTTGGTCTTGTTTTTGACAATAACCTTCACGTAGGATCCGTCCAGGTCCGTGGGTACGATCGTGGCCTGTTCCATCGTTTTGCCGAAATCGTCATAGTAGATTTTACGGAACATGCGATGGGGGTTCTCAATGAACGTCAGCTCACGGGTGGCGGTGTCGAACACGTGGAAGCCCTTCGGGTCGTTGTAGTCCGACCACGTCATCTCATACGGAGCACCGAGATAGTTGATGTTACGGTTCCGGCTTCTGTGGTGGAAGTGGCCGGACATGACAAGATCGAACTTGGAGAAAATATCCATGTCGAAGCCGTGGTCAGAGACAGCACCCTTGTGCATCTCGAAGCCAGTGATTTCCAGGTGACCCATCATCACCTCGGCCTTGGTATCTCGCATAGCATCCATGCACTGCGTTTGGTTGCCAGAGTTAATCCATGGCATCATCAAGATCTTGAGGCCGTCAAACTCCAGTTCAGTGGGGTCGGCGTACCAGTTCAGGTTGGGGTGTTTGTAATCATGGAAAAGCTGATCCATCACGTTCACGGCGTTCGTATTCTTGAACATTACATCGTGGTTACCGAGGATGACGTGGAAGTTCAAATTCCTCTTCATGGCCGGATCGATGACGTCCTCCCTGAGGTTCTTGGCCGTCAGGAAGTTAATATATTTGCGGCGGTCGGCAATGTCACCAAGATGGATGACGGTGTCTATGCCGTGCTTATCAATGAAGGGATAGAACTCATCCCTCCAGAACTTACGTTGAAATGCAGCGAAGTTCTGGTTGTCCCCACGCACACCGGCGTGGGTATCGGTTACAAGTGCGATCTTCAAGCGTTAGGCCCTCTTGCCATCGTATTTGCGAATGGCTTTATCGGACAGGTCACGGATCTGTGTCAGAACGTAGCGGGTATTCTCTCGCTCGTTCTTTGGGACCGATGGATCCAAAAGCTTGCTGATATATTGTTCTACGATAGCCGGAATCATTCTGGCACCTTTTCCTCTTCTAGGTCAAGAAGGGCATCTAGCCCGACCTTCTTCTTGGCAGCCGAAGGCTTCTTCTTTTCGAAGAGTTCCTCCAAAGCCGCCATCTTTTCTGGGTCATAGGTTAGTTTGACTGCGTCAAACTGCCCATCACTACCCTCGCCGTTCTCAACAAGATTGTTGAAGACCATGTCGTGATTCATCACCTTGTGTTTGATATACGTTTGCTTCTTCTCCTTTTGGATCCTGCGCAGGAAAGCGTAGTAAATGATCTGGGTGAAGTAGGCGAACGGATTCTTGTACTTAATAGGATTGAAGTTGTCGATATACATCAAGCAGTTCTCGATGCCGTCGCCAATCATATCCTGCTTGAACGAGTAGTTCATGAAGTTTGGCTTACGAGCAAGATTTTCAGCGATCAGTTTAATGCATGAACCAATATACTCCGGGACGCGAGGACGTTCAGTGCCAGCTTCTTCTGCAGCTTGCACAGCCATTTTCCACTCAAGGAGTTTGGTGTGCATCTGCTTGTTGTTTACGTAGTGGTTCTTAGCTTTGGCCATTAATGTATCGGTCCTTCTGGGAAGTGACATGTTTCCAAGATGTGTCTATAAATCTCCTGCTTGGACTCAGGAGTTGCGGCGATCTCGCCTGTATTAATATCCATGAATCCGTTGAGCATGTTGATGTCTCGCTTCAGGTCAGCAGATAAATCAGGATTCATATTGTTGGCAACCCATAGAGAGATGAGTGCATAATACTCGAGCATCTCTGGGGTTGGTTCGATCATGGCGGCGATGGCGCTCTTGCGAATTGACATGCGATCCCAGTTACCGTACAAACTGAACTTCATCAGCTTGGACTTGGGGTTCATAATGTCGCCGTCTGAAACCAGTTCGATCGGATTCTTAATATCCAATGTAAACAGTTTCCATTTAATGTACACAGCAATTATCTCTTCGCCGGTTACTAATTTGAGAATTACCGGTCTTGGCTTCATGACATATCCACTGGGTAAATGCGATAGTTGTGTTCTTCCGAATCGTATTGCTTGAGGCGTTCTTTGAAATGCCCCAATGTGTGGTTCTTCTTGCTCTTCCAGCTCAGATCATCTGAGAGGTCGATCAGCTCTGCCGAGTTCTTCTTCTTAGATACTCTTAGTGCTCTACCGATTGACTGAAGGTTCCTGATTCGGCCCTTAGAAGGACTAGCGAAGATCAGATAGTTAAAGTTCTTGACGCTGATACCTGTCGAGGAGGTACCGAAGGACGCGATGGTGATGGAGTTCTCGACTGCATCGACCTCGGCTCGAATGATGTTTCGATCGTCACCGTCGACGCCGCCATCAATGTAGTGGACAGGGCGGTCAGTGGCAGACTCGATGAGCTCCCTGAGAACCTTGCCCTGCTTATCAACGAACTGATAGAGGATCAGGACGTTGCCATCGAGAGACAGCGCCAGGTTCCTGATGAATTTGTTTCGCTTAGGATTCTGTACGATCCAATCAAGCTCGTCCTTATAGGCAGCCTTGGAATAGACCTTCCTATCCTCATCACCCCATTTGAAAACGACGCACTTGATCTTCAGCTTGGCCGCATATCCCTTGTCGATCATCTCCTTGGTCGAGATGACCTTCATCATAGGGCCAAATAGGCCTGTGAGCACCAGCTCGTGGGTCAAAGATCCGTCCAGCGTACCCGTACAACCGAATCGATGTGGAGTGTTCTTAGCCTTCTCCAGCAGAGCCGTGATAGAAGCGGCCTTGGCCAGGTGGGCCTCGTCGACCATGATCATACCGAACTGATCGAAGAACGATGGTGGCATTTTGGTCAAAGACTGCCATGTGGAGACCCAGATTCCCTTCTCAGAGATCTTTTGGACACCAGCGGACACGGCGTGAATCTCTTCAGGGTCCGCACCGTATTCGACGAAGTCACCCTTCATCTGACCGACAAGGCCGATGGAAGGGGTGACGATAAGGACCTTGCAGTTGTAGTATCTCGACAGGAGGTAGATGATCAGAGATTTACCGGACGACGTCGGGCTCAGGAGTAGGGCACGGCCCTCACGGACGCAGTGAGCGAATCCGTTAATCTGGTGTTCACGACTCTCGATGTCAGCTGGTAGACCTAGACTGTTGGCAAAATCCTCGGCCTCCTTGTACGAGAACGGACGGGGGAGAAGATCATTCGCCACGTCAACGTCGTACTCACGGACCTGAGCAAATTCCTGAATCTTCTTGGTCAACCCGGCATAGATTTGCTTTCCGAACGGATTGAAGAGACGGATCTTACCATCCCACTGACCAGAGCGGAACTTAGGCATGAACTTATAGCCTGGGATGTAGAACGAAAAATAGTCCTGCAACTCAGCAGCTATGCCCGCGTCACAGTTGACGCGGTTGTGAACATCGTCGATCTTGGTGATGGTAATCGTATCTGACACTTACGCTCCGACTTTGAATTTCTCCCAGTCGATGATCGATTTGACCTGGTAGCCTCGGTTCACGATCTGTTTGATGATCGCTTCGAGGTAATCCACCTTCTCAGACTGGGCGTACATTTTGAGATTTAGCTTGATGATGTCCTCATCCGTGTCGATGTACTGGGGAACATCTGATTTGAGAACTTTGCCAATTGGAGGCAGCTTCCAGTGTGCTGGTGTCTCAGGGCTAGGGCCCTGAGAATAAAACTCAAACTTTGCCAGCCTGAGTGATTTCATCTCCAACTCCATAGTCCGGTATCGATACCTTTCCTGGGAGAAGATCTTGAAATATTTATTGTGGAGAATTGGAATGTCTTGGGTGACTCTTGAGAGTTCGGAGATGTCCAGCTTGGCATCTTCTTCCCACATTCTACTTATGTCTTCGAATTTCATTCACAGTTCCCAATCATCTACTGAATTCCACTAACGTATTAGTTAAGCACAGCACCATTATACACGAACCGGTGCATTTGTACACTTAACGTTTCGTAATCTTTAGTTGAGCGCCTTGATCTCGAAGTCACGAATTTTGAAGGTTACTGAAGCGGCCAGGTACTCAACTTCGTTATCTTGAGAATTCATCCTGATTCCTGACAGTGCAATAGGGAACATATCAATGAAGGTATACTCCATCGTAGGTTTACCGCTGTTGTTCAAGATGATTAGATGCGCGTCAGAATAGATTCCATCGCCATCTACTGCAGCCAATGCGGTACCATACTGCTGGAACGAATTAGGGAAAGTTATACCTTTGATCCAGTTCAGCATTTCCATGTAGTTTACGAGGTTTTCATCGATCTTAAAGCTAACCGACACATCACCGTAAACTAGCTTGTCAGGACTGAATGCCTGATCCATAAATGGAGTTGGAACCATTGCTACACCCGTCATGATGTCAGGTGTGGTGACCTCAAATGCCATAGCAGAGGTCATAGGTGCTTTCTTGATGCTCAACCCAAAGCCGAGCTGGGAGAGCATATTTGGAACGCCTTCGATCAT